CCGTACTCGTCACTTTTTTTATAGGGGTGTCGTACAATGGTAGTACATCGGTCTCCAAAACCGCTGATGGGAGTTCGATTCTCTCCACCCCTGCCTACCCGTGCCAATTCGAACTCTACAAAAATTGCTTTGTGTTCTTGGCACAATGGAAGATCTAATGATCTTCTCAAATAAAAAAAACGGAGCCTTAATAGCTCCGCTTTTTAATATTTACTTTCCAGAATCTGCGTAATGGTCTGTTGCCTGTGATGTTTCTGTTGTAGATCCGGCAACCGTGTTTTCTGTTGCTGGAGTTACTCCAGGAGCTACATAGGTTAATGCTCTTGCACTATCTGATAACCCAGGGGTTGTTGGATCAGTAACAACACCAAGAAGCGTAAGAATCGCAAACAATGTGTTGATTATAGATGCCAACTGCTGATTCAGCACGACAAAATCCCATTTATAGCCAAATGGAGCTGCTACAGCCTGGATAAACAGCAATACTGCCGGAATAAGAGCCAGCCAGAATGCTTTGCTCTTAATTCTTACTTTCCAATTGATCTTCATAGTCAATCTCCTTTTATATTGAAGCTTGAAACTTGTGCCCATAATTTATGAACTTCTTTATCACCATCTCCAAGTGCAACATAGCTATCATACATACTCTTCAGATTGTTATATTCACCCGGAGCAAAATTTCCTTTATCCCTAACCTTTCTAAGCAAGTAATAAAGGCGATCATGCAAGACAACAAGCTGGGCAATCTTTAAGGTGAGCATGCTGTCTCTTATTTCTTTGATGTCTTCATGGTCCTGGATCACAATGGTGTGATCCATTTCCTTTGAATCCTCTTTGTGCTCTTTCCTATTCCTTTTGTGTTTGATGCCTTCTATCAGTGATTGAACAATAGGAACTGAAACAGCCACAACAATTGCGGTTACAAGATTTCCGAAATCCACGATCTAGCCACCGCCTTTCTTTCTTCATTCTCCATGGTTCCCAGATAAGATTTCATTCACCCGGGCCTGTACTGCATCATAGTTATCTCCAAGAGCGTTCTTACGGTCTTCACCGTTTCCATAATCGCCATGAATAACAGCCTGTGCAAGTGATTCAATATCAACGGATGGTGCAGAAGTAGAGCCACCAGAAAGAATTTCATTTACTCTTGCCTGTACTGCATCATAGTTATCTCCAAGAGCGTTCTTACGGTCTTCACCGTTTCCATACTGGCCAGCAATTACTGCATTGGCCAACGCGTCAATATCAGCAGATGGTACAGCAGAAGAACCACCAGAAAGGATCTCATTTACTCTTGCCTGTACTGCATCATAGTTGCTGCCAAGTGCAGCACGTCTTTCATCACCGTTGCCAAATGCACCGGCAATAACTTCCTGTGCCAGCTCTTCAATAGAAGCATCTGTGGAAGGCTGTGCTGGAGCTGGGCTTACACCTAGCCTTGCATTTACCTTCTCTGCCAATTCAGGGAATCTGTTATGGAACGGTTCACCTGGGCAATCAGTGTTAGCGAACATTCTATGCTCAGTAAGCGATCCATTAGGTGTTCCATCATAGTTCAATGAGAATCCGTATCTCTGGCAAATATCAGCGCAGAGTTCTACCAGTGCATTAAATGTAGCATCAGAGATATTCCAGTTTCCATCACAATCAGAACATTCAATGGTGATTGCGTTCTTATCGTTATCCCAAGAACTGGAGGTCCATGCTCTGTTCTCTTCTTCGACTTCGCAATCAATATCCCCGTTTACGCCAATACAATAGTTTGCACTGGCCTGGCGAGGCGTGCTCTGTAAATATGCTCCACATGCTGCACCGGACATTACGCCGGCCATGTGATGAGGCGTGATCTTGCAGATAGGATTACCATTTCTGCCGTTATACTTATCAGTGAAATGCGTTGAACTAACAAGCTTTGAAAATGTCATTTTGTTTCCTCCTTATCTAACTCTTCCGGCGTATCGTTGCCTTTGCCGTTTTCAAACTCTTCATTTACTGCTTCGGTTACTTCTGAACTTTCTTCTGGTCCCATATGTGAGCCATCCCTTTCTATTTCTCGAACTTAAAAGCACGTTCCGCATTTTCTGCAAAACGTGCTGCTTCTTGCTTATCGCAAACTGAGATTTTAGACTGCTGAATAATAGAATCTTGCTTACGGATGCACTCAATGAGCGTTTCACACACATCACATAAGATCTGTGTTGATTCATCCGGCATTATTCTGTTCCTGTTTTAACAGGTCTTCTACTTCTTGCTTCCAATGAGAAGGAACATCATCAATGGTGATCTTCCCGGCCTTGATCCATCTTACATAGATGTATTTCATGCTGCATTTCCTCCGATCATCTGAGCAAGCTCCATGGCAGCACTTTCAACCTGTGTTACGCGGGCCACTAATGTTGCATTCTCTTTTTCCTTGATATCTTTCAGCTCTTCATCCGTCCACTTTGTAAAAACAAGGTTTCCGTTTTCATCCTGAAGATATCTTCCAGTGCTAAAATCCGGGGTCGTTTTTAATACTTTTCCGTTTTCGTCCAGAATCTTCATAATAGATCTTCCTCTCTTTCTTGTTCTCTTCTATGTACTCTGGAAAAAGTTCCAGGAACATACGATCTACTTCGTGCAAAGTTCTTGTGTTTGCTTTGAACTTCTTAACAGATCCACGCCATCCAAGATATGAATGAACAATATCTTCATACAGCATCTCGCCGGATTCATATTTTTTTCTGAATTTCTTGATCTTGCGTTTTTCCCTGGTAAATGTTCCTGAATCAAGTTTTTTAAGAACCTTTCCGGAATCCGTCAAAATATAATGAATCTTCAGAAATTTGAATCCATGAGATAGCTTCACAATCTGAGTTTTCTTTTTGTTGATGAATATTCCCAGGTCATTACAGATATCTGTAATATCGTTCAGCAGCTTCAGCAAATACTCTTTATCAGAAGAAATAATGTATGTATCATCCATATATCTTCCGTAATACTTGATGCCTTTAACTATCTTGCAATAGTTATCCATTCTGCCGGGATAATAGATTCCGGCACTTTGGCTGATCTGGCTTCCAATGCCAACAGATTTTGGCATCATCTTTTCACCGATCATCATGCTCCGGTCAAGCTTTGAATATTCCAGACTGTTGAAAACAACATTCATGCAGTTCTGATAGTCTTCATCAGACAAATAGGAAACATCTATCTTGAATCCTTCGAGAATATTCTTTAGCAGTTTGCGGACTTCTTTATCCGGAACTCTATCGCATAGCATTTCATACAGCTTTTCGTGCTGTATGTTGTCAAAATATTTGCTGAAATCAATCAATAAAACGAATCCATCATTGGATCCGTTCTCTCTAAAATAACTATGAAGATGATGCTCTAATCTTGTTCTGGTAAAATCAACGCCTTTATCTTTCAGGCTTGCTCCATTGTCATAGATTAGATATGGCTCAATCGCTGGCGTAATGATGTTGTCGCAAAGAGATCTCTGCAATACCCTATCGGATATATACATGGATTTGATATCTCTGCATTTTCCTCTTTCATTGATCTTGAACTCATAGAATTCTCTCTGGGAGTAATGCCCTTCCCGTACTGATTTCTGCAAATCGTAAGTATTCAATAATAGGTTACATTCATAACGCTGGACCGATTCTTTCCATATGCAGCCTTTCTGGGCATTGTGGAAAGCTTCAATAAGTTTGTTTGCATTGCATACATCTTCAATAGTTTTCATAAACAAATGTAGGCAGTTTCAGCTTGCGGACTTATCCGCTGGCATCTGCCATAATATTTACCAATTAAGGAAGGACATTGTTTCCTTCTGCTTGTACCATATCGGCTTATAGCCTACACATAGTATGGCCAATAGAATCGAGGGCGAAGACCCCAGGTGTTGGAAGCGTTGTTGTTGTTCAAATTGCCGTTGTTGTTCACATTCGCGAAGTTGGCAGCACTTTTCTTGTAAACAATGCCCTATTCATTTTTTGATTTGATAGCTTTCAGGATCCTGTTGTCTGATTTACGCCATCCTTTTAGAAGAACTATTTCACGTTCTATCATTCCAACGTAATTCATATATCTTTCGGCATCTACTGGGAGAACACTGATCACGTACTGCATTTCCTGTAGCATCTGATAGCAGTTTGCAATTGCTCTGTTCTGATACAATCTCCGCTGATCATATTCAGGCTCTCTTGTAGGATATACGCTGTTTGCATAAGTTATGTTATTGATCAAGCTGTTCATGGAATCCATCAAGCTTGTTCTAAAGTGATCCAGGAGCCATGTAGGATACGATTCAATGAGGTTATCGTTGATCTTGTATTTATCACATAGCCTTAAGAATTCTTCTCTATCATTGGCATCAAAATGTTTCATAGAAACATAAGCTCTGATATTTCTCTGCTTATCTCTGATTCCAAAATCTTTGAGGAGCAATTCTGTAATGGATTTTCTTAAAACATATGCATTGTGGTAGAACTCTAGTTCGGATAAAGATCTTTTGGATTTAGGTACAGACATAGATTCCTTTCAAGTAATATCAGGCCCTACAAGAGGGCCTGATTAAAGATTTAGCCAAGCAGGAAACGAGGGCGAAGACCCCAGGTGTTGGAAGCGCCGTCGTCGCTCAAACGGCCGTTGTAGTTCACAACCGCGGAGTCGGCAGCACTTGTAACATTGCGGAGCCACCAAACTTCACGGTTACAGATAAATTCAGGAGCTAATCTGAACAGTGGAAGCTGCCCATAGGCAATACCAACGTTGAATCCATAGTTAGTTCCAGACATGCCAAATCCGCCATGGCCAACAGCCTCTTCAGAAGTCAAGAGATTGATTTTAGAGTCATACCATGACCAATTGCTAGGATTTTCACCGCTGATTGCGTTTGTTAATAATTCTCTATTTGTTAAGAGATTGGATCCAAATGCAGTTGCAAGATATCCAGCCCATGTAGGCAGCACGTTTGTATACATTGCGGTTGCAACATATCCACCAGCAGTTGTGTTGGAAGAGTTCATCTGGAACTTTCCAAAGATTCCATCTGGAACAATAACTGCATGATGTGATGTGAACTCTGTGCTTCCTCTATGCAGATAAACATCTAATCCGGCAACGCGGAAAACAAATGCCGTTCCATTAACTGTTTTTGTGAAGTAATCACCGATATAGATATCCTTGAACGTGCCGTTCTTGATGTTTGTAAAGAAACTTCCATCCGTTACGTTTGCAGTGATATCTTTTCCTCTGAATACGCCGTTATGTGAACCGGCATTTGCGAATACAAGCGGAGCCAGAAGATCTGCTGTGCCTTTCTCTGCTGTATTTAATTCATTGATGGCTGCCACCGTAGATGTTTTATCTGTAGTTCCAAGAGTAGCAATATCTCCGGCCATTGCTTTACGCAATTCAGCAACCGTTAATTTCTTAACGCCGGAGCCATCTGCGAAGCGGATTACGACAATATCATCATCCGATCCAACAGCACTTGCAGCATTAAGCTGATCCAATTTTCTTGTAGGTATATCTGCCATTTTGTTTTCTCCTTCTATTTCTGAACATATTGCCAATCGGCAAGCAGCGCATAACCATCATCATCAACGAGGATAGCTCCATCATCATCTGTTAGAGGAGCTGTAATATCGTTATCAATGACCATATGCTCGAGGGCGGTAATTCTACCGTCCAATTCTGTTGTGGCTTCTGTGAGCTTTGTGGCAACGTCTCCGGATAGTTTTCCAATGATGCTTGCATACCATGTATCAAATTTAGACTGCCGATCCGTATACCATGTTTCATAGTCTGCCTTCCGATTGTCTTCCCATGTGTTGAATGCAGATTCTTTATCTGCGAACCAGGTTGTAATCTCAACCTCTTTGTTATCTTTGAACTGATCAAAATAGCTTGAGAATTGTGCTGCAAACTGGCTGAAATCCATCTGTGTTACCGTAGATGCTACGATTCCGCATTCCGAATAAGCCCGCATATCTGTGATCTCTGCCTGAGTAATCTTGATTGCTCCGGCTTTAACATAGATATTGGCCAATCTCAGATCATAGATACCGTTTGCTCTGATGATATCTGGCGGAGTAGGCGTTGATGCATTGCTCCCCTGTATAACCACCAGGCTGCATAATCTGTTTGTATCGTCTCTTCTGAGAACGATTGCATCAATACGATTCAGTGTTCCGGAAGCTGTTGCAAGGTCTAAAGATGCATCCGCATCAGACATGGCAACCTTTCCGTTTATGTTTGCGTATCCGGATCCAACGCTCACCGCCATTCCGGACCCGGCAACAACTGCATAATCATCTTTGAAAACGCCGGTTGTAAAGAATTTCTTCAACCAGTTCTCCATGGATGAACTGTCGTATGTTCTATCGTTATCAATAGAGTTGTAAAAGTATGATGTTATACCCATTAACTATCACTCCAATCTATTGTTTCAGGCAGAGGATCTCCGAAGGTCAATCGGATGAACATATTTGTATGTTCATATACCTCTTGAATCTCTGTTATCCTCTTATCCATTGATTTGTTCCATTTCTTTTCTTTGATGGTAACAATATCTCCCAGGTCATAATCTTGAGCATAAACAAAGTTAATATCCGGAAGAGCATCTGCATCAAATGATTCATTGATGATATTCTCTGCAAGCTTTTCATTTCCACGCTGGACCAGAAGAGCCTTGTACTGATCATCCGTCAAGTCTCCCTTTTGAATATCCTTTGCATCAACAAATAGCTCACGAAGGCCAAGACCAGATCCACCGCCTACCGTAACAAACGTTCTTGCGGATCCTTCTCCTTCGCCTCCAACATATGCAATCGTTCTTAAGTTGGAATCATCATATGAGTATTTCGGATTTGCTATGTTCTTATAGTTCTCCGAAAATTCAACTCTGGAATTGACTGCCTGGCCAGAAGTTCTATCTACGCCTTCATATGTTTCAAAGATTATCTTCTTGTTTTCAAAATTCGGCCTAAAACGAAAGCCAATATTGCTGGAAACAGAAAGCTTCTCTTCATATGCCAGCAGATTCTTATATGTTGCCTGGAACTGCACTCTTGGCGTAAACCCATTCAGCGTTCCAAGCTCTACGTTTGGAATTGCTGTTGCATTCGTGAGGATATCCCGCATTGCAACTTCGGTTAGACCGTCAAAATTGAATGTTCCTTTGATCAACCGCCGGTCCATGTAATTGCTGAGAAAGTTCCCGGAAACAACAAGGTTATCGTTTTCAATGTCCTTGTGCTCTATAATCCCGGCTTCTTTCTTTCCGTAAATATGAACAAGATTCCCTTCGGTCAATAGTTCCAAATTGGAATCTGTTGCCGGAAGATGTAGCTCAAACGCTCCTGGTTTGTAGAATCTTCTATTCCATAACAATGAAGTAGAATTATCTACAAATCCAAGCAGCGATAGATTGCTATCATATACTCTGATTTCCATATCAGACTCCAAGATAGCGGAACCGATATGTGATTGAGCAATTGATATAGTCAACGCCAGAATCCGCATCATATTTGAGAGTATTTGTTCCATGAACAAGCTGGATGAACTGAGACTGCTGATCAAGATATTTATTCACATTGGTTTTCACACCATTGTGGATCAAATAAACATCTTTCTTATTGTCTCCGGTTGTAATAACCAATTCATCACCGGAAACCATAGTTAATGGATCAGAATTGCTTCCAAGCTTGATAAATTCCGCCTGTTCAAGATGATATACAGCCGGATTAACAACGGTTCCATCAACTGTAATGCTGATCTTGATACCGATATAATCGGCTGCTGAATTGTTTGCAATGTCCTTTGAAACAGATTTTATCCGTCTGCCAAACTCTTCTTTTTCATTTAAGAATGTATGTGGCCATTCGAATAAAGACTGCCAGCCGGACATTGTGACAACTGTATCATCCAGATCAAGGAAGAACGGATCAGGACAAATAATCGAAACTGTAAAATGCCTAACAATACCTGTTGTTTCTACCTCAATACTTTCCAAAACATATGGAATATTTCTAATCTCATCATCTTCATAATAGGTGAATGTTCCGAAAGATTTTGGCTTGAAGGCAACGTTATATAAGAAGTTTCTACGATTGATGTAATCATCATCAATAAATCCCTTAATCAAGATATTGCGTGCCTTCGTTACTGATCCCTGGTATGTTGCTCCATCAGTCATTGTATTGTCTGATGTGCTAACCGCATTTGAAACACTGCTTACACCATCCAACTCTTCAAGGAAGTATTCAGCAGTTTCAGTGGCGGAAAATTCAATCGAAACGTTGTCTTCATTGAGACATTTAACTTTAACTGCCATTCCACCACCTCACTTTCTGATTTTCTGAACAATTTTTTGTGCTTCAATTTTGGCCAGCCTAGCAGATTCCGAAGGGTCAAGTGCTTTTGGACTGTAGAAATGATTGTTCTGTGTGAATCCGGCAGACTGTGTTTCGCCGTTTGAACCTGATCCGCCAGTCTGAACAATCACCCGTGTTGTATCAATAGCATCCTGAACATAGCTTCTAACATTGGAATAGAATTCATCCAATGGCAGCACCGCTTCATTTCCAGCTTCGCCACCTACTTGTAATGAATTTCCGGAAGTTCCAAAGATTGTAGGAGCTGTTAAAATGCCACCTTTTGCATACCAATCAATGCCGATAGTTGGCCATGATCCGCTGAACAGATCTGTTATCTGCCAATCCGGAGGATTCAAAGAGAAATGTGGAAGTGGAATTGATGGCCAATGCCAATCAAAATTGAATAATCCCTTGATCCAATCAATGGCTCCAGAGAATGTGTTTTTGATACCATCCCATATTCCTTCAACTGGTGCAGAAATCGCATCCCAGATGCCTCCAAAGAATCCAGAGACACCATCCCAAATGGCTTTGATTGTATCCCACGCACCTGTTACAAATCCCGCAATTGCGTTCCATACCGGACCGGCAACAGCAGAGATACCATTGAATAGTGCAGAGAAGAAAGGCTCTACAAAATCCCACACAGGCTTGATAACGTTGTTCCAAACTCCCGTTACAACTGCACCAATGATGGCAAAGACAACGCCAACAGTGAAGTTGATAGCCTTGAACATGCCTTCAAAGAACGGCTGGCATGCACTCCAGATAGTTTGAATGACGTTCCATACAGTAACAACTGCTGCCTGAATGTAAGGCCATACCGTCTGAACAATGTTCCAAATTCCCTGGAATAATGCCTGAAAGAACGGGGCACATGCATTCCAAATAGAAGAAATAACGTTCCATACAGTCGTTATTGCGTTCTGAATGTAAGGCCAAACAGTAGAAACAACCTGCTGGATATAGTGGAACGCATTGGTTACCATATCGCGGAACCATGCACAGTTGTTCCATAGATAAATAACAGCAGCCACAACCGCTGCAATAGCTAACACTACAAGCACTATTGGATTATTGAGCATTCCAATTCCAGCTTTTAATCCCGCTATTGTTTTGGTTACTTTGGAAACGGCCATTATTACTGGCCCTATCGCAGCTGCCACAAGAGCAATTTGAACGATTGTTTTCTGCATTTCTGGAGATAGATTGCTGAACCACTTGCCAATGCTTCTCATTACGTCTGCAACAGCATTTAGCATTGGCGCGAGTGTTTCACCGATTGCACTTCCAAGAGTCGCTAGAGCCTCCTTAACGGCATTTCCGGCGGTCTTCAAAGTATCCATACCATCAACAGTATTCCCAAATGTAGTATCTACCGTTGATCCATAATCGCTTAAGGTTGTTCCTAGATCCGAAAGGTTAATCTTTCCGGATTTGGCTGCATTCACAAACGCAAGCCCAGCCTTTGCACCGAAGATATCGTAAGCTTCTGCTGTAGCCTTTGAACTTGTAGAGGAATCCTGGAGCCTTGTGATTAAGCCGTTCAGGCCTTCACTCATGCTCTTTCCTTCCTTGCTATAGTTTGTAGCTGCTTTCTTCAAACCAGTGAGCATCTGATCAGCATTAAGGCCATTCTGTTCAAACTTGCCAATCATAACGGCTGCATCTGATGCAGATAATCCCATTTCCTGGAATGTAGCACCATTGGTCTGAATAGAATTCATCAGATCATCTACAGAAACTCCTGTTTTCTGAGAAACGGAAGTAAATAGTCCAAGCAGATTGCCAGCATCAGAAACATCCATGTTGTACTGGCTCAATATCTTTTGTGTATTTGCTATTGACCCAGTTAAATCTGTACTGTTTATCTTCGCAAATTTAATAAACTGTGAAGACAACGTATTTAACGTATCTCCCGTTAATCCAAATCTTGTATTTACTTCACCAACTGATGTTCCGGCTGTTTCAAAGTCTGTTGGAATTTCAGCAGCAATATCTTTTGCTACGTCTTCCATTCCTTTGAGAGCATCTCCAGAGGCACCGGTCTTCTCAACGATAATATCCATGCCTTTATCAACGCTCTCAAAGGCAAGAACACCAGCTGCACCAGTGGCAATAATCGGAGCCGTTACTGTTTTTGTTAAAGCTTCGCCCGTTTTTCCGGCATCTTCAGAAGTCTTTTTTGCTTTGTTAGAGAACTCTTGCCATTTGCTGGTTGATGTATCAAGTTCTTTCTGAAGCTTTGTAAGCTCATTTTTTGTTGACTGGATAGAGGCTTGAACATTATTCATTGTTGAAACAGGAACATCTCCACCTTTGGCAGCTATATCCTGGAGCTTCTTCTGTTCCTGATTCAAAACGTCTAATTTCTCTGTAGTCTTACTGATTGATTCTTTCAGAAGGTCTTGCTTCTGCTTGACAAGTTCTGTATTTTTCGGATCCAGTTTGAGTGCTTTATCTACAGCTTTCAACTGAGCTTCAACAGATTTGGATTCATCCTTAATGGATTTCAGAGCTTTTGAAACTTCTGTGGTATCGCCACCAAATTTTACGGTAATTCCCTTTACTGCATCTGCCATATGACAATATCACCTTTCTATTTTCTTAAAATGAGATCTAATTGCCTCCCTATCCGGTTTGGTCTGAGTCAACCGCCAGCAATTTTCAAGGTATTCTCTTCCATCTTCTGTTCCGTTCATTTCGCTAATGAACGATTCACGGGCCAAAAACAAAAAATCATCAATTTGCATTTCTTGAATCTCTAATAGATTCAATCCTGTATAATCAATGACCAATTTTTCTAAACCTGTTGTTGTTTGATACCTGATCTGATATTTGCCCTTTGAGGGCATTCCCCCTGGATAGTAGGGGAGTGTTAGTTTGGGTCTTTCTGAACGGATGAAGAAATAAAGTCTTTATATCCGATAATGAAAGCCATCATTTCTTCAAGCTCATAATCTTCCATTTCTTTTTTGGAAATTGTGATTCCTTCCATGTTATTGCTCAAAATGGCAGCACAAAGATCATGCAATTCACCAATCTGTGTATTAACGCTTTCTTGATCATTCCCAAGCTCAGAAATGTTATTCATCTTATCGAAAACTTTCTTTGATGGCATGCGGACCGTCAAAGATCTGTTATCCTTAAGATCAACTCTCCAGTATTTACGCTTGATGTTATTAAAACTGAAACTCATTGCCATATAGGCTCCTCCTTTAGAAAAAATAAGGCAGAGATATCAAACCTCTGCCTTATTCAATTACGCTGCTGGAATGATTTCTTCCTGATATGTAATCAGTGTTCCATCTGTATCCTGTGGCATAGCCTTAAATTCAGCATCTACAGTTGTTTCCTTGGAAGGATCAAACTTCAATGTGAATCCGGATTCATTAGAACCAACGATCATTACCCAGATATCGCCATCTGTTTCATCAACATGATGCAAGCAGATAACATATTTCTGGCCAGTATAGTTCTTTGTGCCACCAATCTTAACAGTGCGGAGCTTCTTCTCTGCATCTTCTGTAACTCTGGCTGTATCGGTCAAGTATTTGAGCTTGTTTCCGTTCCAGGTGCATACTCCTGTTTTGACTGTAGCCTCTTCTTTTGTGATGATCTTCTTAACCTTTACTCCACGATCATCTTCTGCTGTGTAATATGTTGGCTTATATTCAACAGATGCGCCACCTGAAATATAAGCAAGCCTGTTGGCTTCAACACATAATGCAGAAATATCCGGGAGTAATCCTGAGAACTGCTGGATGTAAACATCAGCAGAGCCTAAGATAATTCTTTCGTCATTTGCGTTAGTAGACATTTTTATCCTTTCTTCGCTTTCAGCGATATATCATACGTTGTTTGATACATTTTTTCGGTATCGAGCCAGTCTCTGGTTCGTGCAAAATTCAATCCGGCTGCATTGATGCAGCTTTCAATTTTTGCTTCATTATCAGTATCAACATACTCAGATGCCCAAAGAACAGTAATTCCATGGTCAACTATCATGCCAGGCTTTGAATCCGGGCCGGAAGTAGAAATATCATCAATAAAAACACCGTAAGGAAGCGAAGGCTTGGAATAATGGTTTTCTTTTATATTCAATCCAGCTTTTTTCAAGAGGTCGTATAATTTAGCCATTTTTTTCAATCCTTTCTTTTACGTTATTGACAAATTCTTCTTCATTCTTTTTTGTAGGCTCTGTTAAGAAATCTTTTGCTTTTGTCATTCCACCATTTCTAGTTAAATGACCATTTATCAAAAGATGTGTAAGTCTATAATCTGGAGATTTTACATACCACATTGAACCAACTTGAAGAGAATCACCTTCAAGCTCTTTCATTGCTATATGTTTTGCGTATGTTCCTGATCTTTTGCTTCCAGCTTCTCTAGGAGCTGATGATTTCGTATCATCAACCAGTTTTTGTGCAGATTTTTTGGCTTCTTCAGATGCTATTTTTCTGATCTCTGGTTCCTGTGATTCCATTAGCTTCATGAATTCAGCAGAGAACTGATCAGCGGTTAATGAATTAGCCATATAGCTTTCTTATAACAAGCTTAACGAACTGGTGCTTGTATTCGACATCATCATAAGATTTAATATCGAATACAATTCCATCAATCATTGCCCTGTAAACCTGAGTATTGCCATCAATCTTTGCTAAAGCTGGAGTATACCGAAGCTTTAACGTGATCATATCGGAGCTATATTCAGAACCAGAAACAGCATATTCGTTGCTCCCAGTTCTGTTTTCGCTCACGGTATGAAACGTTTTGTATAAAGCCCATGTCTCTGTATCAGGATCCTGATGCTGTATCTGTACTTTCAGCACTAGTTGATACCTCCTGTAGTTCAAGTCTCACTTGCATGAACATAGAACTAACAATCTCTTTGATCCTTGCGGTTGCTTTGTCTGATCTAGCTTCTCCATGAGTGTATAGATCATCCGCAAGAATAAGCTGGGCTTCCTTAACCCTATGATCATCAGAAGGATAGGTCGTGCTGATAGCAGCCTTGGCATATTCATCAGTAACTTTGATCAAGTTGTTAAGCCTACGAATTAACGGCTGATCAGCTTCATCCGTAGATTTTTCGTCAAGATCAAGCACGATATAATCGGTCAATTCTTCAAATGTCAGCATTGTTTATCCTCCAATCTCACGAATTAAGCTGTGGCAGTAGCGGAGAAGGATACATATTCGTAAGCGGTATCGTCTACCTTTACAAGATCAAATCCTTCAATAACTCTTAAGCAGTTTGTGTTCTTGCCGAACATATACTGATCAGATGTTGCATATTCCAGATCCTTATAAAGCTTCATAGTAACAGCTGCCTTTTCAGATCCAACAAACATTGGTGCATGAGTGGCATCAATCATTGGCAGCTGAGCATCTGGTACAACGAAGATTGGCATAGACTGGAACATCTTTTCTGTTGCATTCAGAGGATTTGGCTGAAGAACTGGTCTTCCTTCCTTATCTTCCTCTTCATCCAGCATTGTGAATCCTGTCTGGTTGGTTACAATGTAGCCATCCAGTTTAACAGACGGATCAAGATCCTTGTTCATGGACTTCTTCAGAGCCTTCCAGCCAGCTAATGCAGTGGCAGTTTTGCCCTCCTTCAGCTTTGCAATGATCTTTGTGTTCTCTGTTAAAACGGCATTCTTAACGAACCATCTATCCAGATAGCCAAGCAGATCAGCCTGTTCAGCACCGGCAAGGATGTTTCCGATAGGAATCAGCTTGCCATAGTGCTTGATAACCCACTTTACATTCTTCAGCTTTGGAGCTTCTGTAGAGTCAATATCTCCACCATCTTCAAACTCAATCAAGCCTGTGAATGTTCCTGTGGAATCTTCTACAGCCATGCTTCCTGTTAAAGCAGATGCATTCTCAACTGTGATTACATCACGGAGAGAAACATAGCTCTTACGGAGTTCGTTGATCTTAGTAGCGATTTCGCTTGGAACAATAGCATTTGTAGCATCTGAATCAGACCATACAAGGCTCTTTGCTTCTACTTCAGAGAGCTTTCTGTGAGAAAGAATCTTGGCCATAACAACCCATGGGTTTGCATTCTGGCCTTCCATTGCTTTCTTTTCTGCTGCATCCAGCTGATCATCAGTTGGAGCATTCGCTTCAGCAGTGTAGATAGCCTTCTCAACTGCATATTCCTTGGCAGTCTCGTTGTAGGCATCCATCTCCTTCTGAGCATCCTCAGTTTTCTTCTGAGAATTGAAATCTTTGGCTGCTGCCAAATGCTTCTGCATTGCGGCCAGCAACTCACGCATCTTCTTGTTCATCTAGTTTTTCATCCTCCTTACTTTCAGAACAAAAAGCCGACTCACTTTCTAAGTCGACTTCTGCCTGTGCGATATTGACCGCCAGGCTTATATCATCAGCTTCCGCTGTAGTCTCTGGTGCTGGTGTTGGCTCTTCTGTCGGCTCTTCCGTTGCACTTTCCTCTACAGTTTTTTCTGAGATATCCTTTTTTTTCAGCTCCATGTTCTTGACCACTCCGGCATCTTTCACGGCTGGAACTGTAACCAGTGAAACTTCATATGCATCCTTGATATTGCCTAGCTCAAACGTGCATGTTTTTCCTTCGTATTCAAATCCTGGATAATGGCTGCAATAGCCATCCTTCAGATTGTCTCTTCCACAAATGCTGCATACGGCAGATCCAGCAGAGAATCCAACGGAACATTCTTTCTTGATTCCCGCCTGTATCTCCGCAATCAGATCTTTGTTTGTGTCTGTGCGTACCATGTATAGCTTCGCAATCAATGTTTTTACTGGATTTCCAAAACTATTTTTTTCAGTATCGGATTCTTCAATCTCGCAATCAAAGATGCGGGCTACTTCGTTATCAACATCACTCCAATCATGGTTCTTGATCAGAGGCCTTCCGGTAAATGCTGCCGCCATCTCTTCCAGGCCAGAATCAGATACATTCTCGAACTGGCGATCTACGCAGTTGTTCTCCATTGCCAGCTTGAAGACAAAGATATCTTCAGCGGTTACATCTTTCATTGTGTAAGAATTGATCTTCTTCAAATCATCTTTTGTTACCTTCAGTGCTTTGATCTTTGCGGACTTCTCAAACAGATCATCCGGAATGATCTTTTTTTCTAGTTCTGGCATTATTCGGTTCCTCCCTGGCCATACTGTGCTCCAACGGATACCAACGGAATTGTTGATCCGTTTCCAATCAACTGATCACCGCCATCTTTATGAGGAAGATCCAAATAGTCTCTTGCTTCATTTGGCGTTAATACGAAATTGCTAACCGCAGATACCAGATACTCCATCTGCGATTTTGAATCGGCTCTCAGAACAGAATTTACATTGAATTTAGGCTTGTATCCTTGAGCCATCTGCTTATCTGATAACAGCTTGTATTCAATCTCTTCTTCATACTGTTTCAGTATGTATAAAAGAGTATCCGTATAAAAAGCCAGGTTCTGTGCCTCTGCCGAAGAGTAAGAGCTCTTGGATAGGTCGTTTACCTGGTAAGGTTTTATACC